CCTTTGAACGAAGCGTATACGAATCATACCAATTCAATACATTTCAATTCAAATCATTCTCTCGTTCCGCCTCCCGCCGGAACGAAGAAACCGAAGCAGGTTTTTGAGCACGACTCGCTTCCATACCGCGCTGCGCGCTGGCTCGCGGATCAGATCGAAGAACGCTTGCCAAACTGCACGGCGCATTCAGAAACGACCTTGCAGAATTGGGCGGCGGACTTCGACAAGTGCCATCGACTGGATGGGCACAGCTGGGAGGACATCGATAAGGTTTTACAGTTTTCACAGTTTGATTCATTCTGGCAGAGCAACATCCTGTCAGGGGGCAAGTTTAGAAAGCAATATACCCAACTCTTGGCGAAGATGGGAGGCGGTACATGATGCAGGACACCTCGGCTCTTGAATACTCGCTGGCCGCGACGGTCTGTCTTGAACCCAAACGGGTATTGCAACTTCGGCAAATCGTAAACATCGAAGACTTCTCCATTTCCGCCTGCGCTGCGGTCTTTGACGCTGCGGACAGCGCAGTATCACGGGGTAAGGCATTTGACGCGAACATCGCCGCTGACGGCCTCCGTGGGCTTGTGGATGACCCTCGTAAGTTCCTCGCCGAGTGCATCGACGTGACGCCTACCGTGGCACACGCGGAGGAATATGCCCGCCTGTTACATACCAGAGCCGCGGAGAAGCGGCTAAGAGATGGTGTGCTTGCGGCACTCGATGAAGGGAATCCGGCAACAGCGATTGCCGAACTCTGCAAGGCGTTTCTCCTTGACAACGCAGGCGGACGGCTGAAAAGCGTCTCGCAGGCCCTTACAGAGGCCTTGCAGAGCCTTTCAGCGCAGGAGCAGGCCCGTATCGATACGGGGTTCCCAAAACTGGATAGCGTCTTGAAGGGCTTCGAGGGCGGACAACTCATCATCGTCGGTGCTCGTCCGGGTGTCGGCAAATCTGCGTTCTTGCTTGATATCGCAGAAAGCGCAGCCAGAGCCGGGAACGAAACGCTTTTCGTTTCGCTGAAAATGAGCGCGTCTGAACTGACCGAGCGCTTACTTGCGCGCCGCAGTATGGCGACAATGGATAACCTGATCGACCGCGACCTGAACGATGAGACGTGGACGGATATTGCAGCCGTGTCGAATCGGCTGGAACGTTTGCCGCTTCATTTTTGGGACAAGCCAGCCGTGACAGTGAGCAAAATTAGAGGTGCGGCGGCGACCATTCAAAATCTGCACTTGATCGTCATCGACTATCTCGGCCTGATGCAGGCCGACCGCCGTGCAGACAGTCGAAATCTTGAGCTCGGACAGATCAGCCGCGACTTAAAAAACCTTGCTTCCGAGCTGCAAATCCCCATCGTCGCAGCAGCACAGCTCAATCGAGGTGTCAACGATACAGATCGCCCGACGCTGCTTTCCCTGCGAGATTCGGGGGAGTTGGAGCAAAATGGCTCGAAGGTGCTGTTTCTCTGGCGCATTGACGATTCTGGTACAATCGGGGTTTCTGTTGCCAAAAACCGCCGCGGGCGGCAGGGTGTTGTGCAGATGAGCTTTGACGGTGCGCATCAAAAGTTTACTGAGCTTTCGGAGCCGTACCGTGAGCCAGAGAAAAAACGCCGAGGGGGGTTTTTGGAGAGTGGCACATGAATATTGGAGGAATGAAAAGATGGTCAAAATTCTAATTTTAGCGAGGATGATTTATGACTATCTTAGAAGCATGTAGCGTTCTGAAATCAACCAGACCCGCACGCCGAAAGCGTGACCGCTACCGTCAGCGTGACGAGATGCAACACCGTGTGATCCCGCTTCTGCCTGCTGATGACCGAGACAGGTTTGAGCGGGCAATGAATAAACATTTCAGGCTTTAAGCCTATGAACGGAAAGGACAAGAACCATGAACGACAAAATCATCCAGATCATCCCTGCCCCTGCAAATATGCTTTACGCATTCGAGGACGGCAAGACGTACCCTGTCGCCTGCCTCGCGCTCGTCGAGCTGAGTAATGGCGACCGCGAAGTCCACGCGATGGCCGCAATCAATGGCGGCCCCATCGAGGACGTGAGCGATAGCGGCGCGGTTCTCGTGCACGTATGAAAAAGGCCCTCCCCAAACGGGGAGAGCGGCTCTTGTGGTGGATCTGATTTGTCAATTCTGATTTTACCACAGGAGGAGCGGATATGCAAGCAAAACCACTTGACACACAGGATAAGCGAACAAGCGAAATTGCAGCAGCGGTACAGGCTGGCAAGGCGGACATTCTGAGACTTTGGGCGGCGGTTGAGCGCTTTGCATGGCAGCAGACCTTGAGGTGGGTGCGAGCAATGGAAGGTCGTGCAGGTGTCGAGGAAAGCGACCTCCTGCAAGTGGCCTTTATCGCCCTCATGGACACGCTACCGACATGGAATGTGAACAAGGGTGAATTTCTTACGCTGTACGGCATTAAGCTCAAGGCGGAGTTCACAGAAGCCTGCGGGCAGCGAACACAGCGGACGCGATGTGATCCCATCAACACTGTTTGTCGGTCGATGGACGAGCCGATAGGAGACGAGGACAGCGACCTGACGCTTGGTGATGCGATTGCCGATGAAGCGGCGGCAGAAGCCTTTGAGGATATCGAACAGCGGGATTTTCGACAGGCCGTGCAAGCGGCGCTTGCACAACTAACAGATGCGCAGCGCGAGGCGATCATCAGCGAGTTTTGGCTTGGTCAAAAGCCTGATGCAAGGGCGCGGCGGGAAGCAATACGAGCCCTGCGGCATCCGCGTATCCGCAAACCGCTGATGGAGTACTACGGGTAAATATGGGCCGCATTGGTGAAAAACGGCCTAAAAAGAGGTGATTATTTGACACATAAACAGACACAGGCGCTTGCCGCTTTGCTCACGCAGCCAACAAAGGAAAAGGCTGCACGGGCGGCGGGCATTGGATTAACGACGCTAAAAAGATATCTTGCTGATCCTGAGTTTCAAGAGGAATATCAAAAGGCGGTAGCTGATTTGATTGAGGATGCGGCGACAGCGGCAAAGCAAAGCCTAAATCCTGCCCTTTCCTGCCTGCGGGAGATCGTAACGCGCAAGGACGTTACAGATGCAAATCGAATCGCGGCGTCCAGAAGTCTGATCGAATACGGACTAAAGCTGATCGAGACATTCGATATAGTGAAGAAGATTGACGAGTTGGAGAAATGGAGGGAAGAAACCAATGGCAACCATTAAAACACGCCTTGCGGCGCTGCAGAATGACAGGAGTAACGAGCTATGAGCGGTATAAAGTGCAGGGTTGATCGCTTAATACGAGATGCACGGAGAATTGTGTGGAGACCACATATGTTGGTTCTGGCAGGACATACAGGGGCTTACCAGTTAGACATCCGCGAATGGGATGGGGTACCGGGCAGCGCAAGGGACGGGCTTCACACAAAATCATATACATTCCCTGATAAAACGTCGGCAATGGCCTTTGCAGATGAAATGATGGGTTATTGGAAAGAACGATATTTGCTTGAGCCGTCCGATCTCCTACTGCTCGATTCGACAATTCCGACAGAGGCAGAGCACAAGGCGGCTGTTCAAAAGATGCGCCCTTTGGCACTTGAGGTTATCGCAGAGCACGAGGGCAAAACCTTAGAAGAAAAGCTGCGAGAACTATATGGGAAGGATGCAGATCTTGAGACATTACCTGTTTGGGGAGAAATTCTCAGATGGGACAGAGAAACAGCGTAGTATAAGAAAAACAGCGCAACAGCGCATAAAAAAGAAAGGAAATTTATTATGGATTTTAAGGCTAACATTGAAACCCGCGAGAGCGTAGAGGCAAAGGCAAAAGCCGCGTTGGGCTTTGATCTCAGCAGCGCCCTTGACCTTGTAAACCGTACCGATTACTCATCGGTAGAGCAGTATCTTGACGCAGCGGCAAAAGCCGAGCTTGAACGCAGCAGCCCTGAATACAGAGCCGCCAGAAAGCGGCTTGAAGCAGAGTATAACGAACGCCTTGCAACGCGCCAGCGCGAAATTGAGGCCGCTGCTTACAAGACCATGCGGCAGAATGTCATCCTTGATAGCGTAGACAAGCGCAATATTGCAGCGGAGGCCGCGGAGCGTGCAAATCGCGATCTTTACGCAAACCGTATTTCTAAAGCTGACCTTGCAGACACCATTAGCCGCTACGAAAGAGAAGCCAGCGAAAAAGCAAAGGACAGCAAGGCAAGCAACGCTCTTTTCAATGCTATGCTGCGCGGGCAGCTGTGAGCAAAAAAGGAGGATATAAAATGAATTACAAAAATCGCATTTATGACACCGTGACCGCTTACATGGCGAAATTATCCGAGTTTGACACCCTCGAAAGAGAACTTGAAGCGCAGGAACGCGCCGAAACCATCAGCCGCGTACACGCCGCCGAACGCCGCGAGGAATGGGAACAGCAGCGCAAGGCTGCATACGAAAACACCATCAATGAGATCGAGCATATCCGCCGTTCCCATACCGAGGCTGTGGACAAGTGGAATGAGCTTTCCGGCGATAAGCTGAGTGCGGACGCGGAGCTTCTGAAAATGGACATCTCTATGGATCAGCGGCAGTTCCAGGCACTTTGCAGCAAGCATAAGGACAACTCACTCATGCTCCAGCTCCTTTGTGACTATGCAGACCGCCATCCTGACGAGCCGCTTTATGCTGACCGTCCCTGTGACGCGAAGACGCGCAAAGCCGACTTTGACAATTATGCCAGCCGTGCGGTAAATGTGTGCCGTGAGCCGCAGAGCATCCGCGCCGGACTGTTCCTTGAAAACAACAGCGTTCCGGCATCCGTCAGCTACGAGTATTAAGGAGGGAAAAATATGGCAGAACTGAAATTTGAAACCGGTGTGCAGGAATACACCGTGCACGGCGTTAAGGGCGATGTGATCATTCGATTCAACCCGACTGACGGCGCATTTATCCAGCGTCTTTACAACGCGTTTGACACACTGGACAAGAAGCAGGATAAATACGCAGATGAGGTTCAGAAGTGCGGCGACCGCGTTGAGATTTTCAACATTGCCGACCGCCGCGACAAGGAGATGCGCGAGATCATCGACGGTCTTTTTGAAGAGCCGGTATGTGACAGCATCTTTGGCAGCATGAACCTTTATGCGATGGCGGACGGCCTGCATGTATGGACAAATTTCCTGCTTGCGCTGATGGATGAGACAGACAGCGCCTTTGCTCGTGAGCAGAAAGCCACGAATCCGCGCATTCAGAAGTACACGGCAAAGTATCGCCGATGAATTGGGGCTTGCCTACCTCCGTCGAGATCGGCGGAGAGAGCTATGAGATCCGCACGGACTTTCGCGTTATCCTCGATATCTTCGTAATGCTGAGTGATCCTGATTTGAGCGGCACTGACCGCGCAGAGGGCATCTTGCAGATGTTCTATGTTTCGCCTGAGGATATCCCGCCGCAGCATTTGCAGGAAGCTGTAGACCGTTTTACATGGTTCCAGAACGGCGGACAGGAGACGGACAAGAGGAAATCGCCGAAGCTGGTTGACTGGGAGCAGGACTATCCGTTGATCCTCCCGCCCATCAACCGGATATTCGGACGGGATATCCGCGAGATTCCTTATGATGCGGAGACCAACACCGGGGGCGTCC